TTACTTGTTAAAGTTACAGGACCAGTCTTTGGATCTGCATTATATCCACCAACGGCGCATCCAGGGAATCCAGTGCTGGAACATTGTACAGCAACTGTTCCAGTATATTCAATATTACCGCAAGTTGCTGTCTCTTGTGATCCTGAACTTCCTCCACAACCACCACCATCACCAGACCAAACTGGGAAACCACATACATAAGCTTCTGGAATTAGACATTCATACGAAGAAGTAAATAAACATCCTAAAACAACCAGCATAATATTCTCTTTGACATCCAGCAGAGTTAGTTTCTGATTGAGTAACACTAGACAATCTCTTTTAGTGGCATTGTAGTAACATAAATCCTGTCTTGTATTATATGCCCAATCTAAAACACAAAGAGTAGATTTTCTAACATAAGAGTTTCTACCAAATGAAGCAAATTCATTACCAGTAGAAGATGCTACTCTTGTTCTATTTCCATCATGGAAGTGAGCATGAGGAACAAATGCATTTTGTAGAACGTCACTATTTTCAGTATAATTACCAGTATTCCTAATAAATCCTGGTTCTCCAGTAACTCCAATAGTTTGAGATGGTAAGAAAAATGATCCTGTATATTGAATTTGGTACGATGTACCAATATTACTAACAACTTCTAATCCAACACCTGCTTTTGTGATTTCATTTTGGTTATCATCTAAAATAAACAGGTCAACATAATCTCCTGCGTTTGAACCAGATGATGCACGTAGTTTTTTAGATCCGTAATCGGGTAGTTGAAATTGATTGTCTAATAGTATTTGATTTGGTTTCTTAAATCTAGAAAGTGAACCAACACCAAGAACTTCTGCTAAAGCAGGAAAAATTTCAGCAGCATAAACTGCTCCATCACATCTCAAATATCCTTGTGGTAACTTGTCAGCACTTGATGGATCATCAGGATCATTAGATGCCAACTGCCTAGACCAATTAATAATTGTTCCAGTAGTAGTTCCTACCTTAGATTTCTCCCTGTTGTACATTACTGCCATTTAGAATGCCCTCATGATTACAATAGTAGTAAGTGATGGTGTATTAGGGTTAATCTGCACACTCAAAGCCTTATCAACACTAACAGGTGCAATGGTTCCCGTCGTCATATTATTTATGAGGATAGTACCAGGAACACGCATCTGTGCTTTAGTCATTGTGATATCAATTGTGAAATGATTATGAGATGCCAGTGATTCCGAATTATAATTATCAGCGTTATGATTTAGTGTGGTTGGATATGGTTTTAATGCACTACCACCCCTAGAAGGAGGAACGATTGCATTACTATAGAAGTTTTTAAATCCTTGATATCTACCAGGAGGGGGGAATGGTGTAGAAACTGCAGGTGCTTGCTGATTAATAATACAGGTATTTGGATCATCATATTCAACTGTATTACCGTACTGTGCTACAACTCTAGAGTTTCCAGGAATAGCAGGAACAGAAGCAGGTGCTGCTGTAAAATCCCTAAACTGGTTCATTACAGGTAAAGTAAATGCAGATTCATCATACCAGGTAACTTTAGCAGTTCCTGGATTAAATCTATCCGCTTGATCTTCTGATGGGTTTGCAGCTTCAGCACTAACTGTAGTGTATTGTCCACTCTGAGTATCAAAGTTACCTGCCTCAAATAATCCAACGTAACCACCAGCTAGAACTGCAGATGGATATTTTTGATCTGCCTCTTCTGGTTGACCATGACTATGAGCTGGTGTATGATCAATACCAAGTTTTCTTGGAATAGTTCTAGCAGTAGTAAAATACGCTGGATCTTGAACATCAATACCTGTAATTTTTCCTGCTAAAGTTTGTTCTGGTTCTACTTGAAAGTTTACATCAATATAAGAAATAACATTTGTCAATGGAGCAGCATCATTACCATTTTCAGTAATATATTGACCAACGACAGCATTATCACCAGGAGCTAATCTAGAAGATTCTAGATCCACCATTGAACAGTTATTCAGATTAGGTAGTGTGAAAATATCATCGTCATCATATTCAGGAAAATTATTCTGAATACCTACAGCTGGACCACCAGGTTCCTGATAAGGACCATAAGTATTACCCAATAGTTGTGCTAACAATGGATAATCAATGGCACGTACAGTTTGCCCACTACAAATAAGATAACCAGTTGGAATAGCGGACTCTAGCAACGCTGAGCTGCTAGATGTCCCTCCCCATGGTAAGATTGACCCGATCGGGTTATTTTTTACTGATTTGATTCTGTTGTAACTTGCCATTTGTTTAGATCAGACCTCCATTAACCACCAACCTTGTACGGAAGTAGGAATACCAACCTGTCCATCACTATCAGTTGCTCCTAGGTATATCAAACTAAATGCTGCATTAGCAGTTTGTACAACTAGTTCTCCTGAAGGATATGGGGTGATTCTACCACCGAGAAGTGTTCCTGTGCTATCTCCTTGAATTGGAACATTAGAAGATTCTTCTGTTCTAACTACGAGAGAAGTGTTATAATTTAGATTACCACTAACGTCAATCAATCTTACAATATCTCCAGTTTGTGGAGAGGTTGGAAGCTTCACTACAAGTGTAGAGGTTGCTACTGTATTTACCATGTAAGTAATATTGGGTTTCAGATTGAGTTGTTCTTCCGTAGATGCAGAAGAAATATATCTCGTGTGTCTACCACCAGAAGAGGTGTAGAAGTTAGTATATCCAAAGGAATCAATGGAGTTATCTTGCTTAACAGCAAACTTCTTACCACCACTTGGACCAAGATTCTTAATAGAAAGTTGTTCAACAGTTGAGGATGGTGTTGTTTGTGCAACACCTTCGACTGTGAATGTCAATTCTGCACCAACGTTACCTAAGTTATCAACGAAGAATGATGGTACAGTAGAGTCAGGATTCTGAATTACGTTCTCAGGGTCTTGTGCGCTGAAGAGATAGAAGTCACCTCTTGCAACAACACCTGCATCCCAGAAGAATAGACCTTGGTGATCAGCGTGACCGTCATCGTTAACTAATCCAAGTAATCTTGTCTTGTTAACAGAGTCATAGATCTCGAAACTACCACCAATCATCTTAATATCACTGGCGACTGTTAAATCTCCAGATCTGTATTCAATTGCACCATCCTTAATCTGTTCGTTCATTACAGTAGTATGAACAACTCCTTTCATTCTGCCCTTAACAGCAGCCCAGACCATTGCATCACCCTCTGCATCAGCAAGAGCAATCCAACCAAGATAATCTAGTTTTTGCTGTACAATATAACCTCTGTCAAGGATGATAGAGCAGTAATCACTAGTTGCACCAGTAACAACTCTTTGTCTGGTTTGACAATCAACAATGTTAGCAAGTTCTGGGTGCTTAAGAACTCTTCTTACAACGTTTCCTACATCAAAGATGTTATCAACAGGAGTAATTGGTTGATTTGTATCCAACCCATCACCAACAGGACCAACAACAATGGTAGGATTTGCAGCATCATTAACAACATCGGTAATCTTACAGATTTGGAAATCTCCAATACCTGTAGATCCTGCAGTTGTTGTTCCAATGAATACTAAATCGTCAATTGCAAATGCACCAGTTCCAGTACCAAGATCTTGTACAGGGACCTGAACTAAACCTGAACTACCTGCTACAGTAGCTCTAACTGTCGTGCTAGGACCACCAGCATTGATTGTTTGAGGATCATACCAGAATCCATATGCTTTCTTGATTGTTCCATTATCAAATAGTGTAGGAATATTAGCAGTAGTGGATGATGTATTACCAGCAGTCGCATATTCAATATCAATTCTACCGAAGTGGTTACCAATCTGAGTAGTTCCAGTGCAAGTATCAACAGTGAATACTGGTACTTCTTCTCCATTTGTTAGAGTAAACTTCTCGTTTCTTCTAGCTTCAAATGTGAAACTACCAGAAGAGAAACCAACGATGTTTTGATCAACAACGATTTCATTAGATGCTGGATTAATAGCAACGATTTTTGTATCTGGTAGAATATCAAGAGAAGCTTCATTAGTGATGATGGCAATATAATCACCAACTTGAATATCACTAAGTGTCTTATTAGGAGACGTTACATTAACACCAGTAAGAACAAAGGATCCAGAGAAACTTGCTGCACTGAATGCAATCTTAGAAATCGTACCACAACCACCTTTAATTTTTAAACTATTGTTGATTGTAGTGTTACCAAGAATTGTAGTGTCACCAGTTACAGAGTTAACAACAAATACATCGCTGTCAGTTCCATTTGAACAATCACTAGAAATTCTAAACTTCTGTTCTTCAGCAACTAGAGGAGTAACAACCTTGATGACTTCACCTTGATTAAAGATGCCATCGCTGTTAGTATCTTCACGATCAACAATTACGTAATCGTTGTTCGTTAATGATCCACCAAATTCAGCAAGGTATACATTATCTTGAGGACCAGTAGCATCTAATGGTAGCTCAGTCCATGTAGCATCAAACTGTACGTTAACCTTGTAGATAGGTGTGGTATCAGTATGATTTGTTAGAATTGCAGTGTATGTACCAAGTGGTTGACGCTTAACCTTGAGGTAGTAAGGAGCAACAGCAGTTCTGGTTAGTTCTAGAACCTGAACGATTTCAGGATGTCCACTAGCAGTGATTGCACTGTTAATGATGATATAATCATTCTCTACAAAATATGGATCACCATTATTTTTGATTGGTTGATTCTTAATTGGTAAGTAGAACTCATCTCCAGTTAAGAGTGGGAATGATTGAGGTTCAACAACTGGTGAACCACCAATGTTTGTAACTTCCTGCTGATAAGCAGCACCGCCCCAGAGGCCAGCACCAGCTGTATCAACTTGGTTATAACCTTCATCAGTTGTTCCTACAACCAGAACGTTAATAATATCAATATTCTTATTGAATAATGTATCACTTAGAATACCATCAGCATGAGCGAATTCAGGAGATCCAAGTTGTCCTCTGTTTCCTACGAATGAGAACGATGCAACACCACCACACATTGTGATGTTACCTTGTAATGTAGCAGAAGCAATAACTTCTAGTTGGTTATTGATTGTAGTAATACCACCCTGACCAGCAATATTAATTTCGGATGCGTTTAGACCGAAGTTAATAATAGATGCAGAACCAGAGTTAGAGAAGAAGTCAACTTGTCCAGCAGTAGTAGATAGTGTTACAGTATCTGTAATAGTTCTTCTTGAACCTAACTGGAAGTCACCATCAACCTTAAAGGATTTGGTCTTGACTCTAGTAAAGGATAGAGATTCGCTACTATCATATGCACCACCAATCAGAATTTTACTAATTGTTCCAGCACCGTCAGAAAGACGATTATCTGGTGTTGCACCAAGATCAATGTTACTGTTTTCACATGAATTGCCAATGTTGATGAATTGATCACCAATTACATTATCACCAATGTTAATTGTCTGAGTGAGAGTTCTAACATTACCAACGTTAATGAATTCTACATCACCAGCAAGATTTAATGTGCCAGTGAATGTACTATCAGTTACAAGGTTGAATGTACCAGATGTCTGAGAAGTTCTAATTTCAGCAATAACACCATCATCACCATTGATTTCAATGTCATGCTCAAAGCGAGCATCATCAGTAAATCTGGAATTGCCAATAACAACCAAATTTCTGTCTAAATTATTATTATTAGTATTATCAGCAACTGTATTAATACCAACTCTACCACCATTAGAAGTAGCAACACGAAGAGTTGCTCCTGAATTAGGACTAGAAGATACTCCACCAACTAAGAATGCATTATCTTCATCCGTTTCATCTCTCGTTAAGAAATTAACTGATTTTCCACTGATAAATGCTGTTCCAACAACATCTAAGTTTGCCCTTGGTGTAGTTTCTGCAGTTACAAAAGAAGTAGTATAGTCAGTGCTGATGCTTCTAGCAACAGTATTGATACCAACCATATAATTACCAATAGTATCGGTAAATGTTCTGATTGATTCAGATCCAATAACACCAATTTCTTTCCACTCATTAGATGAAATATCTAATCCCCTACCAGCAAAATTATCCCATTCTATAATTTCGCCAACATTAAAGTTTCCATTTATATCAATATAAACATATCCTTTAGATAGAAAGTTACTTCCGTAAGAAACATCTGTAGGATGTGATCCATTAATTTTAAATATACCGTTTAGTTTAGCATATTCACCTGTAAAATTAGAAAGTCTAACAGTATCGCCAACTGATAATTGTAAAGAGGCATTACTTGATCCACTAACCCATCCAATTTTTACAATATTAGATGCAGCATATACAGTTACATTAAATACAGAATTTGATGCTCCCACATATCCGTTTGAATAAATCCACCCAAGAGATCCAGAAGTTCCTGTTTGCAATCCTTTAAATAAAATATCTCCGGAAGTTGGAGGTTGACCACCGTAGGTTACTATTCTTTCATTATTAAATTCACCAGATTGATTTGGGAAAATATTTGATGGTTGACCAGAAGCTACATGTGTTTTAAATGAATAAGATTGTCCAGGAAGTGCAGTATTTCCTCTTGGATTAAATTCAAATATTGCAGAATTAACTTTATTCTTTGTAAGAACAATATCTCCAGAATCTGGTAAAGGGAAAGATTCACGGTTAAGTGTCAGATCTTCATTATCAGGAATATTACTAAAGATTCTTAAAGACTCACCTAACTCAGGTTGAATATTAATCTCAACCTCATTGTTAAAGAAAGATTTTCCTTCTACAGTAATTTTATCTTCAAATCTTACAGCAGTTTCAAATGTAGTAACTAATGTTCCAAGATCATCTCCATCATCATCACTATCTACCAATTCAGCAGACTCAAGGAACGTCTCTTCGCCTGTAATAGCGTTGATTTTACGATTACCAATATAGAGGTCACCGTTAGAGTTTAGACCCGTATAGAAGACGATACCGCCATTCTCACGCTTTGCTTGAGCATAGAAGTCTTGAATATCTTGCAAGACAACTTCTTGACGAAGTGGGAAACCAGTTGAGTAGTTACCAGGACCAAATCCAAGATACTCAAAAGTATGGTTACCAGATCTTGCAATAGAAGGACGGCGTAGTTCAACATATAATTTTTGAGCATCTTCAGATACTTCATTACCAGAAATACGAATTTTTCTATCTTCAGAACCAGAAGCAGCATTACCAGTGGTTGCTTTAACTAAACCAAATTCAACACCAGATTCAGTATAATTAGCATCTTGATTTAAGTTTGCAAGTAAATCAAGAGTGGATTCTTTTGTTTCACTTCCTTTAGAATCATTAACTGTAACTAATCCATGTATATAATTATCAGCAGCAGAAACTGTTGCAGGTGGATCAATTAGATTGGGATCAATTTTTTGAAACCACAGAGGATCATTCTTATAATTTAATGGATATAGTTGAGAAATAGGTTGAGGGAACTTAAAGTTCTTGAAATTATTTCCAATACCAGGACCTTGTGGGAATGGAGAAATATTGCCACGAACACAAGTTAAGTAATATATACCATCTTGCTGATTGTAAATACGATCTTGAATTGTATCGATATCAAAAATGTAGAACGTATCTTCAATTTCTGGAACATCAGTAACAGAGAAAATACGATACTGTCCTGTGCCAATTTCAATAATATCTCCAGGAACTGCAGTATATAAAGATGCTCTTTTTGTTGAATAAAGATAATCATCTCTAGAAGACTTACTATCTCCATTAGCATCACCAACACTATCAGGTTTTTGTAGAAGATCCGCAAATATACTTCCTTGCTGGAATCTTGTATTGGTAAATTGACTATAATCTAATTTTCCAGTAACATTTCTCAGAACTAAGTAATAATCTGTTGTATTTGTATCTATTACATTGCTTACAACATTATGAAGATATGCAGTACCAGAGCAATATCCAGTCCAAGAAATTTCAGATGATGGAGTATCAGCAGTGCTATCCAAAGCAAAATTGCCACCTTGTGGTGCAGTAACTTTAACAACGGTAAAAGTTTTACCTCTTAGTGCTTCATTATTGGTATCATGATCAAATACTGTAAGTTCTAAATCATTATCAATAACTTTACCTGATTGAATTGTAAACGAGAATTTATTATCTTGATTACTTTCAAAAGTTGATAGAGCAGTTGTATTTAAAACAATGGGGTTTTCATATGGGTCATAATTAGACGAGGAAGTACCAATATTACTTAGTAAGTCAGTTGGAGTAGTAGAAGCTCCACCAATTGCTTTTAATAATAATTTCTGTGCAACGAGATTACGTTTCTCGTCAGTTCTCATCTTAATAACAAAACCATTAAGAGGATCACGTACAGATTGCAAATACTTTGGTATTACATATCTAAGTCTATAAACACGATCCTCTTTTCCTCTAGCATCAGTAATACGATTGTACCATGAATCAGAAGTAATTTGCTGACCAGATGCATCATTAAAATCTGATTGATGTAATCTATACAGAATAGAATTTGTGTTAGGAGTAGATCCACTACTCTCATCTACTACGTTAAGATACCAATTACCAGTTGTTCCTATAGAAGGATTGAATTTTACTGGAGATTCATTTTTATCAGAATAAACAAAGAAGTTAGATCCAGTATCACTTTGGAATGAAATAGCACCAACACCATTTCTTGCATCTGCAGCAGAATTATGAATCGTAAATTTATTTTGTTTTTCTCCAACCGTTGTTGTTTTTACATATTTTGCATAAAATTCGGTGCTACCATTAATAGGAGATCCACCAGATATTGTTGGTAAAGTATCACCTCTAAAAAATACTTTTTGGACTACATCATCTGTAGCAGGATCATGGAAGTGGTGTGATACATTTGTTTGTAAAATTTCAGGTCCACCATCTCCAGTAGCTTCACACTGATACTTGTGGAGATCATACTTGTCATCTAAAACAAATTGGTAGATATCAATTTCTACATTAGAATCAATAGTTTCTGTTTCAGGAGAATATATGTAGTTACCAGCAGCTGCATTTTCTCTGCTAGTTGCAAGTAAAAGTTTAGTAGTTGCAGTTTTTGCAAAAGAAGAGGTTGACGAATAATCATGTGGTTGAGTAAACCTACCAGGAGCAATTACGTAATATTTTCGGTTTGAACTAAATCCAGATGGCAATCTAATAAGTCTCTTGTCGGGGTTTGTTCCTGCTTTTGCTCTTGGAACAAGTCTGACTGCCGTGCCAGTTTCAAATTTATGGGGATTTGATGTGCCACCACCAGTATTCACAGTAAATGCTGTTGCTCTTTGTGAAAGTGCAGCAATATTTACTTTAGTTTCTCTTCTAGTAATACCGGCAGATCCATTATTGAAAATAGTGACAATATTATCAAAATAACTTCTAAGCAAGTTTGCAATGTTAGCACATTCAGGAGTTGAACTACTTGGATCATTTGTAATTGTATCATCAGAGACAGGAGCAACTGTAGTATCATAATTACCTTCAACTAAATCAAATGTTAGATTTACAGTGCCACCAGCAGTTGGATCTGCAGATATAGTAATTTGAGTTGCATTTGGAATATCAGTAATTTCAGTATTAGTTGGTATACCAGTTCCGGTAATAACCATACCGTTAACTAAACCAGTTGTGTCGCCAACTGTAATAGTGCGATTATTACTTACAACAATACAACCATTAATAATATAATCCCAGTTACGCATTGCTGCAATAACAAGTTCTTCTACGTAGCGATATGTCTCAATAGTTTCAGTTAATTCATTATCAATATAATCTAATGAAGCACCAACATAATACGATTCTGCTGCTTGAATAACGTTAATATTTGATGTGTCAGAATAATCACCTTGAGGATATGTTGCTGAGATAGTACTCGCATTAAGAGTTAATCTTAAATCAGAAACTACAGCATCAAGAATGTAACCAATATCTCTCTTACATTTCTCAATAGTAATACCTTCTTTTGACAATAAAGCAGGATACTTATCAGTAATATATCCATACGCTTCATTCATGATAAACTGCTTGTTATCAATTATTCTATTAGCAGCATCTTGTGCTCTACTATCTAATACGTTAGATAGACTAGCAGGACTAAAGAAACTTAACGCTGCAGAATATTTTTTAAATCCGGATGGAGATAATTCAGATCTATATTGATTATTACCACCAAGTTTTACATAAATTTTTTCATTACTTCTAGAACCAATTCTAAATCCTGAAACAGTAGTTGCTGGAATATTGTTTGGATCTAATGCTGCTTCACTACCAAGATATACTTTAGTATGATTTGATGCATCATTAGAATTTAAAATATCTAAACTATAATATTGTACTTTTTCTGTTACACTAGTATCAAGTACTTTTGGTGGGATAATATCAGTAATATATCCACCTTTATCTTGGTTAAATGCATAACCTTTATGACCAATCGCATGAAGACTCGTGTTACCAAAGTTAGAGTTTGAGTTCGTGATACTCATGTCTCCACCACTTTCCATTAGGAAGTGGTCAAAGAAACCAACAGCAAAGACCGAGACACACTGAATGAAGGAGTCATCTGAAGCACGAATATGGAAGTTTTTCCAATCATCCTTCCAATATGCATCACCCTTAGTGTGATAAGGAACTGTTGCAAATGCATCAGTTAGTGATGCTTGATTCCAAGTGTTAGTAAATCTATCGTAACGAATGAATGCTCTATCGTCTTTTTGAAGGCTAACCCCAGTATATTGAGCTACGACCATGCTACGGAATCCAGTCGCCTTAGATCCATTAGCCCACATACCACACTGACCCCAGGTGGACCTGATGGAGCAGTTAAAGACATAAGGAGATGCAGATTCAACAGAGTCAATCTCTGCCAGTGAAATTGCACCAGAACCTAATGTAGGTTGTGTATACAATTGATCAGTTGTTAATCCGATAGAAGCAGCATTATTACCAAATGTATAAGTAAATACTCTGCTATCAGTGGTAGAAATATAGATCTTCTGAGATCCATTTAATTCCTCATCTAATCCTGTATTTAAAACTGCAACATACTGACCATCAAAATAACCATGATCAATTTTTGTTGTTACAGTTACTACACACTTGTACTAGCTCCTGCATTATCAGTAACTTTAATACTCTGAATACTTCTACTATCAGATAGAGGACCAACAATTCTGTTTTCCTGAACAAGATTGTCAAGTTCTCCGTCATCATCAATTGTTGGTTGATATTCTTGAAATGCAGAACCAATTTTTTTATAATATAAATCTAATTCATTATTATCTGCATACTCCATGATGCAGATTTTATGGTGAGAAAATTCTGGAGTTTTTTTGCTATTTGCAGTATCAATTGGTTGAGTATATACCTTACCAACATTAGTGGTAATATCAAATAATGGAGAGTTAGATGATAAATCGCCATCCTTAATAGTAAATTGCCATAGATAACAACCACCAGTTAGATTAAAGATTGATGTTCTTCCTACTTCACCATCAACTGGATCTGGAACATACAAAGGTCTAATGATAGTACGACGAAGATCGTAACCAATTAGTGAGCAACCTCTAGGAACAATAACACCACCAGTTGTTGCATTAAATTTGTAAAGTGCGTTATTAGGATCTGATAGATCTACGATAGATTTATCATTCCACTCATTATCACTTTGATTGAATCCAAATACAGGTAACTCATCAGTATTTGGTGCTGCAGTTCTCGTAATGCCAGTAAGATTGCCATTAGGAGATGCATCAGTTCCTACTGCTTGAATTAATGTAGAGAATAAAACTGTAATTGCAGATGCAACATTACTACAATAGGGAGTACTACCATCGATAGTAATAGTAGAATCCGTAATTTGAGATAATCCATGAGAACCTGAAACAGTAACAGTCTCATTCTTCATTACCTGAATGGCAATATCTCTAGCTGCTTCAAATACCTCTACAGTTTCATCTTCCTCACCTTGAACATGAGCACCAGTTACATATAAATTTGCAGCATCATATACCTTGTCATTTCCGCCATACTTAAGGTTATATACTACTGCATCAATAATATCCTCAACATCATCTACGCAGTTTTGAGTGCCGCCAGGAATATTGAATCCAGAATTATTATTAAGCATTCTGTCTACTGCTTCCTTAGCAATAAACGTTTTGTTTTGCGTAATTAATTCCGATGCATCAAAAAATCTATCGGATTGACCAGTAGAAGAACCCGCACCAACAGTAACCAATCCAGGACGATTGTCAATATAATGGTTACCAGGCATCAGCATTATGCTGAACTGGTCAAATCTATCGTTTCCAGATCCAGGAACATATGAGAATCGTGAAACCTCAATAAATGCTCTCTGAATAGTTTTGAAAGGTCTTAATGGACTGTTTCCTCTGTTATCAAGTTCGTCTGTCGCATTAAAATCATCAGGAGAAACATAAAGATATTTACCTGTTTTACTTGAATACAGATTATCAAGTCTTGTAAGAGCCATAACTACCAGAACCCTAAAATTATCTTATCTCAGAGTATTTATACACCACATATTGCTCAAATAAAAACTCCTCCACCTGGACTCGAACCAGGGACAAGGTGATTAACAGTCATCTGCTCTACCAACTGAGCTATAGAGGATTGGGCAGGGTCCGAAGACCCCGTGCATTTAGAAAAACTTGGTGGTTGCAAGATTTCCTAGTGCTGGTTTCATCAAAGGATTTGAACCCCCAAGGAATGCATTCCAAGCACTGCTATCAGATCCTTCAAATGGAATAGCAGTTTTCTGTGTTCCATTGAATTTCAATCGCTTGATACGACAGAAGTCATTATAAAGGAATACAAAACGAGCAATAGCAGGTTCATTACCCTTATAGACACCATTGCCCTGAACGATATCAGACTGCTGCAAGTTCTTTGCATCAGGATCAAATGCTTGAGCAGCAGGACCATACTCGGTAAAGTACCACTTCATCATTGCAGAGAATGAATCAATACCATTCTTCCTATCTACATCATCAATGTAAAAGTGGAAGGTCTTCAAGAACAAAGCACCTGCTACAGTAGCATTACCTTGAACATCTGTAGCACATTCCCACCTAGTAAATGCAGTAAGATACTTACTAGTGTATTCACGACCAGCAATTCTAAGTGCTGTACTCATATAAGAGTGAGATGGGCATGTAAACTTAGCATCATCAAGAGTTCCAGCGATACCAATGTTGAATGATTTAAGATACTCGAACAAGTCTGTTGACCATGTTTCATTAGCGTAATACGCTGATTTGAACTTGTCATCACCACTCTGATTGGTACGATAGTTGCAATCAGTATTGTGATCAAGAGACTCAATACGAATCATCTCAGCATAAGAGATGTTTTTCGGGTGAAGTTTCAAAGCAATAATGACCCTAGCATCAGGATCACGACCACATGCTCCACGCATAGATGCTCTGTTATTACCTTTCGTCAACACTGCTTTCAAAGTAGGACGAAGGTATGCAGATAAAGTATCTGCTGCATCATTTGAGTATCCACCACGACTCTCAATATGCTTCTTTTGATTACAGTATCTAAGTTCTAGAATACGGTTGTAGATAGGATCACTGTAAAGATCACCAACCTTTGCTTCACAGATGTATGTGCCGCCATCAGGAATCTCACCCCGATCATATTGATCAATAATATCTTCCATAAAAGGTAACCCCTTAGGAGCACTATCAATCGTTCCATAACCAGCAAGATATTGCTTAGTTTTTTCGTCTACTTGTTTTTCATACTGGTCATAGACACGAACCAGTTCTTTAAATTGAATACTCATTTTAGACTCCTATGTTTTTGCTAAATTCAATTTTGATAATTTCAACCGTTTTATATGTTGTGGTTGAAAGCCACTCACAGGACTTGAACCTGCGACCTGAGCTTTACTAAAGCCCTGCTCTACCATCTGAGCTAGAGTGGCGGTGGTTGTTTGACAAATTTAAAATGACCGAATCTAGATCCCCATATTTGTTGTTGTGTATCAACACACATTCCTCTGTCAAGAACATTATAATAGTTATTACCTAAAATAATGTCATTTTCCATGTAAGTTTTTCTACCATTCCAGTTAACATAACATTTACATCCAACTAACTTTCCGTAGTAAACTGAGTCTTTCTCACTAAAAATAGTAGCACACTCAGTTTTTTCTGTCAAGTCATCCAATGTCAATTGATCTAAATTTTTTCCTTTAAAAAATCTGATCGGATCTTTAATGCCATAATTAAGAATTTTAATGCTATCTCCAATTGCAATAGGTTTTAACACAAATTGTCTATATGGATTTACATCTTTGAATGCGTATGCTTGCTCACCATAAATTAACTCATCATTAATTTTTTTATGCAGTATCCTAATGTAAGAATATCTAGTAGGATGTGCAAATGTTTGCTGTCGGTTATTAAAATTACCTAAAAAATATTTAAGAAATGTGTTCATCAGGTAAAATTTCAGGATTAACGATATCTAGATCAAATAATACAGGGTGGCATTCTTCTGCAATTAAATAATCAGAGTACTTAAAAATATCTTCTAGTATACTCTTCATTAAGTGCTGCTTCTGCCAGTATCCATTTGTCATTTTTATCCTCGTCTTCAAGGACATCGAAAGCAAATGGCATACTTTCAACATAATACATCAAAACAGGTACATTATCTACAAATACATGTTTACGTGAGATTGTATACCTGAACTGTGCCATAATGTTATGATTTCCTGTTAATGTTATATTTAACAGAAATACCCGTGATCGGACTCGAACCGATACTGTCGAAATTTTAAGTTTCGTGTCTACTGCCAATTGGACTACACGGGCATAACATTACACTTATCCGTATGCTATGTGGGCATCACACCCAGTATACTGACAGTTTGTAATGGAGTAAGACACAATTTCCGTTGTGAATATTCAAGGGGGTTTATCCTCACCAACAGGGTTTCGGTATATCCGAACCGATGAGC